CGGCCAAATCGCGCTAATCTATACGATCGTAATGTTTGCGGCAATCATAACAGCAGTTCTCTTTCTATGAGCTTTACACAAACCGAAATCAAAGATTGGCAGGGGTTGCTACCTAAGTGGACTGCATACAAACGCACAGCGGCGTGGACTTTTAACGAGCAGGAACAGCGGGTCATTTCACGGCTGGCATGGGAAAAGCTGAACCGGAACCCGAAGGGCTGCGGCTCCTGCTGGGTGGATGCCATGAGGGAACTTGAAAGGATAGCGGGCACGCAATGACCACGTTCAAACACTCAGGCAACGCCGGGGACATTATATACATGATTCCGACTATGACGCAGTTCGATGACCCGGTGCTTTACCTGAACATCGACCGCCCGGCGGATTATGCGGCTGGGCTTAACCACCCGCTGAAAAACGTCATGCTGAACGAGGCAACAGCGCGGATGCTGTTTCCCTTGTGCGAGGCGTGGGGGATAAAGTGTAACCTGTGGGACGGTGAACCTATTCAGTACGATCTCGACAAATTCCGGGAGCACGGCATAAACCTTTCCGGTTACGACATACGGCGGTGGATTATGGCTGAATACCCAGAGCTGCGCCCGCCTGTGCCGCTTGGTCATTATTCACCCGATAAGCATAACCCTTACGTCACGGTCAACCTTTCCGACCGCTACCGTAACAGCATTGCGGGAGGCAATGACAAATGGGCCATGCTGAACGAGTTGTCAATTCCTGTCAAGTTCATTGGCGTTGAATCGGAGTTCATAAAGTTTGAGCAGCTATGCCCCAAGGCGGTGCATGAGCAGGTTGCAGACTTCAAACAGATGGCAGATGTGATTTGCAGCGGCTTGTTCCACTTTGGGAACCAGAGCAGCCCGTATGCCGTGGCTGAGATATACGACCACCCCCGCGCCTTGGAGCTTTCGCCCTACTGCCCAAACGTAGTCAGCCAAGGCAGCTACTGGAACGTGATTTACAACACCGAGAATATGGCCTACATAATTGAGCGATTCCTGAAATGATCTGCCATGCCTGCCTCGCATATTCCACAGACCGCTATACCGTCAATGGGTACGACGTATGGAAGTGCGACAAATGCGGTTCGGAGTTCGCTATCTCGCAGGCCAAAGCCGCGCCGTGTTTCAGACCTCACCCCAACGCAATCGCAATCGGGGACGCGACCCAGCTCACCAACGAAAACATGAAGCAGTTAATGAAGGATTTCAAAGCCAACGACATGAGCGGGCTATTTGTGCAGCATCCAGAGGATGCGACCATCGACCCCGCGCAAGGGCGGGTGAACATCATGACAGGCAACGGTGCGCGTATATTCTTTGCGCGTTTCGGCTGGGTCATGGATAGGATAATCGACAACGAAGTAACGAAGTACCGATATGGGACGACCGAAGATATTTGAAACACCCGAACACCTGCGAAAGGCATTTGAGGAATACATGGGCTGGTGTGCTGCATACACCCGCCCGACACTGAACAACAAGGGCGGCATTACAGAAGTGCCAGCGGCTCGCATCCCGACGGTCGGGGACTTTTGCGAATACCACAAGATAGACCGTCACACGCTGTCAGAATACGATGCAAAGCCTGAGTATTCCGCCACAGTAAAAAGCATCTACACCCGCATCGAGGAACGAAAGCACAACGCCCTTATCAACGGCGAAGGGAATACCACGGGCCTAATATTTGACCTGAAGTGTAACCACGGCTGGCGAGATAAGCAAGTGATTGAACATGAGGGCGAAGTTCACGTTACCCTGAACCTGAACAAATGATAATCCTACCCGCGCAGCTTGAAGGCGTGCGAACCCGCAAAGACCGGACGCTGCATATTGGCTTCGGCACGCAGGAGCTCGACCCATCCAAGGCGGGCGCGGTTATGGCAATGTCGCAGCAGCTTTGCTACCTCGCAATCAAACCCGAACCGTTTAGCGCGGCTGAATCCGACCTTATCGACAACCTGAAGGCGGACATTGAGCTTAACGCAAAGACACCCGCCCAGCGATTGCGCGGTGTGCTGTTTCGCCTGTGGGAGCAGCAAGGGGTAAGCGAAGACTTTCCGATATTCTACGAGCGCGAGATGCACCGCATCACCGAACACTACAAGGCAAAATTAGATGGCTGAAACACGCAAAGCACACGACCGCCGGGTAAAGTCCGGCTTTTACCGCCGCTTTATTACCGGAAAGCAGGGTATTGACATTGGATGCGGGCGCATCGACACGCACGACGGCTTCGATACTATCAGCCTAACCGATTGCATTCACCACGATAAAGACATCTGCGATGCGACCACGATGGACGTGTATGCAGATGACACCTTCGACTACGTCTATGCCTCGCACGTTCTGGAACACCTCGACGACCCGGTAACGGCGGTTAAGAACTGGGTGCGCATTTGCAAGCCGGGCGGCGTGGTGCTTATAAGCCTTCCACATCGGGATTTGTACGAACGCAAGAAGACGCTACCCAGCAAGTGGAACCTTGACCACCGATACTTTTACTTACCGAACCAATGCGACCCGCCTCACACGTTCAGCGTTGAAGGCGTGCTAAGGGCTGCCGGGGTGGATGGGTACAAGTGGGCAATGAAAGTCATCGACACCTGCACAAATAAAGACCGCCCTGAGGAACACGCAAACGGGGAATTTAGTATCGAAGTAACAATCTGGAAATGAACATCTACCTAACCGAACTGAGAGCCATTGACCGCGCCACGGGTGGCCTAAAGACCTTTGCAGGGCCGCGCATCGAAGCCCCTACATGGAAGCTGGCGGAGCATGAATGCGCTGTCAATTACCCTTACCTGAAGGTTATCGGGGTGCTGGCTGCTGAGGTGGATGCAGACGATACGGTGTTAGACTTTAACTTCGACCTGAATTGAAAGTATTAGCCATCCTCAACGGCATGAGCGGTGTTTCTTATCACCGCCTTTACGCGCCCCTGACCGACTTGCAAATTAGGGGCTTTGCTGAAGTATCCGTCTGGACTACGCGCGATGCGAAAGGCAACCCCAACCCGCCGCCCGACCTGAAGCAATACGATGTCGTTACATGGAGCGGCACACTCGCAGAGATACAGGGCGCGGTCATCAATGATCTGGATGCGCTCGGCATTCCGTACATCGTGGACATTGATGATTACTGGATGCTGAACCGCTACAACCCAGCCCGGCATGAATGGGAGCGGCGCGGCCTGCACACTAAGACGCAAGAGGCAATCTATCACGCGGCGGCTGTCATCGTGGAAAACGAGCGGCTGGGCGCAATGGTGGGCAAGGTTAATAAAGAATGGCACATCGTTCAGAACGCACTCGACTTCACATCTAAGCAATGGAACCTGAGCAAAGAACCATCACCCGCGTACCGGGTTGGGTTCATCGGCGGGCGCGGCCATCGGTACGACCTGCTAATGATTGCGGACGCTTTGCGGGCCTTCGCTGAACAGGGCGGCGTGGAGATTAACCTTTGCGGCTATGACCCGGCTGACCGTGAATGGATAGCGGTTGCCGAAGCCATTGCACCCGGTGGCCATCCAGACTGGCTGAAGCTGCGCCCCGGTGTTCACCCGTCGGAGTATGGCGGTTATTACGCGGGAATGGATGTGGTTATCGCGCCGCTAATCGCCAACAACTTCAACGCCATGAAAAGCGACATAAAGGTCAAAGAGGCGGGCGCGTACTGCCTGCCGCTAATCGCTTCGGACTTTGGCCCGTACCGCAACCACGAAAGCGCGGGAGTGTACACCGCAAAGAACAACCGCGAATGGATGGCGCTGCTCAACCGGGCGAAGGCGGGCGAACTTGACGGCAGGCCGAACGCAGAATATCTTCAGGATGCGGGCTGTTTGCAGTATGTAAACTTAGCGCGGATAGAAATTTATTCTGCTGTACTTCAGGCAGTTACAAAATAATTGTAAATAATTGTTGCGCGGTATTACTGCGCGGGTGTACATTCGCATCCATGGAAATCACAAAAACAACTTCACGCATCGACATGAAAGAGTGCTACGTTGTAACACTCGCAGGCTGTCAGAGGCACATCAAAGGCGACGTATTCGAGTATGTACGCGGCCATCGCGTCCTTGACATTCTCGACAAGTACTTTGAGTGCGAACCCATTCCGGACACAATCGCAGACGGAAGCTGGCATCACGTTCCCGGTAACGACTACGTAATCAAAGTGGAGGTTCAACCATGAGCAAAACACTTCACTTCATTATCACCGCCACTGCTGAGCAGTTGGCGAAGGTGTGGCCCGATGCACCGCGCTACACAAACGTTCATACTGACCCGTGGCACTTTGTCCGCATACGGGTCACAAACTCAACTTGGGTTAAGGCGTGGGAGTCAATATGCGACGACCTCGGCGCGGATAGTTCAGACGTGCTATGGGACACGATTCAATACAAGTCTGGTAACGTTGGGGATTATTCAATCGAGCTTGTACCCGAAGACGAGGCCGACGACATGATCCGCGAGGCCGAAGCGTACCTTTCACCATTGGATTTGACAGACGACGAAAGCTAAACACTATGGAAAACTCAATAACATACAACATTAAGCAGCTTGCCTTTGCCGTAGAGCGGGGCGAAGCTGACCCGCTGACCGCCTTTGCCGAACTGGCGAAGATTGAAAAGGTGGCGAAGGAAGCGAAGGAGCAAATCAAAGAGCAGGCCATTGCCGAGGCTGCGAAGTACGCAGAGCGTGCAATCCCCATCGCGGGCGTAATCGTCGAAAAGAAGGCCGCTGCTGGTAAGTGGGACTTCAAAGGCATCCGCGCATGGAGCGAGGCTAAAGCGAACCTTGCGGCCATCGAAGAAAGGGCTAAGGCCGCCTATCAGGCCGCGCAGAAGTTCGGGGCTATTACGGCCACCGAAGACGGCGAGGTTTTGGAACTGCCAACGTATCAGAGCGGCGGGGAGACGCTGGCTGTTAAGATATAA